GCAGGCCGGTCGCCCCGTTCTCGGTCTTGTCCCCAGTGTAGTCGCCGTCGACGAGCCCGGAGAGTCCGTCGTCGCCGCCCGACATGGGACCGAACGTCCCAGTTGCGGGCGGGAGGCTCGAAGTGTCGAGCAGGTCCTCCGCTCGGAACATGATCGATCCCGTCGCGCCATCGTTGAAGACCGCCATGAAGTAGCGTGCGCTCGCTGGGTCGAACGACACGTTTGCTCGGCGCTCGATGCTCACGCCGTTGCGCACGAAGTTCAGGTCGACACTCGCCGCGTCGCCGTTCGTGGCGTCCGAGACGACTACGGAGACCTCGTTCGCCCACGCCCCGTCGTCGCGCCCCCAGAACTTCACACGGTCGACGGGCGTCCCGTCCGACCCGGTGTGGATAACGGAGTTGAACCCAGCGCCGGTAGCGGTGCCGGATGCCTCGAACTGGACTGACGACGTAGCTCCAGTCGTATCAGATGTAACGCGGACGCGTCCGGACACGACCGAGTTCGTCGCGCCCGTAAGCGCCAAAACAGCGGAAAGCTCGGCCGCCGTCATCGCGTCGATGAACGCCGCATCGCCCGTCCCGGCGGTCGAGCTCCCGGCGAGCGCGCTCGCCGTGCCGCCTGTGCGAGTGACTATCGTCGACGTGCCCTTCCGGGTCGACGTGACCCGGAGCTTTCCGGAGGCGTTCGACGCCAAAAGGCGCGCGTTGTACGTAAGAAACCAGGCGTTGAGGATCCCGACGAGTTCGTCCGTCTCGGCCGCGCCGATACTGACGAACTCGCTGGTGCTGAACGCCTTCGACGGTACGACGTCCCCGTTACCGGTGAGGTTGAGCGTCTCGCCGTTCGAGAGCGCGAACGGTCCCGCGCTCGTCGTCTCGAAGTAGCCCGCAGTCGCCGACAACGTGACGAGCTGAACGGACCCACCGTCGACCTTCGGGCGGAGCGTCTGCCCGTGGTCGAGTGCGAACGGCTGCACGCCGCTCTCCGCGTACCCCGCCAATTCGGTCGCGCTCGCCGTCTGGAGAACAACATAGCCCGCGGCGGACGTCTTCGTTGTAGGGTCGCCGGGCGTGGTCGTGTGGACCACGCGCACGACGCGCGCGAACGTGCCGCCGTTGTCGAAGAAGCCCTTCAGCGCCGAGGCGAAGTCCAAGTTGTCCGCCGTCCAGCCGCCGTAGAAGCGCTGAAACTCGGGGAACGACGTCACGAGCTTGCTCGTCCCGATCGGACCGCGCTCGCACACGCCGACGAACCCGACGACGGTTGCCGCCGCAGTCTCGATCGAGCGGACCGTCGCCTCCTCTTCCTGGACGTAGACGCCCGAAGCCAAGTCAGTTGCCACTTTCGCCTCCTTTCTTCGAGGTCTTCTTCACTTCCGGCTTCACAGCGGGTGCTGGTGCCGGCGGAGCTTGCTTCGCGTCTTCGACGATGACGAGCCGAGCGGAATACGCGGTGAGCGCCCGCTTCACTTCTGGCGCGGCGAGCACGGACGTGGGTAGCGTCTTCGTTTCACCCGCGAGGAACGTAACGGACCCGGACACGGTCTCGTGTCGGACCGCGACGGAACGCGCGCCCGCCGTAGCGGACGACGGCGCATCCTTTTTCCCGCGTACGGGCGTGACGTCGTGGGAGGTGCGCGCCACGCGAACGCGCTGCGCCGCCTCCGGCACGTGCTCCCGGGGGAGGTTGAAGACCAGCATCCGCTTGGTCGTGTTTCGTAGGGTTACGGTGTTGGCCACGCTTGGAGGGTAGCCGGGCGCGGGGGGCGGGTCAACGCGGTCGCCCAAGACGCGGAGTGGGACGAGCGCTGGAGCGAATACTACTCCGATCTCATGTAGAATCATTCGCCTGCATTTCGACCGCGACGGGGTCGTCCCCAGCGATCCAGCCAATGCGCCGCGTGGCCTCGTGCGGTAGTCCGTCGGCGACTGCGGGCCCTCCCGGAAGCCCCGGAGCGTCCTCCAGCCAAACGCCTTCGACCCTGATCTGCCCGGCGAAGCTCTCGACGTCCGCGTTCTCCCCGGCGTGCGTGACCGCGACGCCCGCGGCGAACGAGAAGTAAAGGTCGTACTCGACGTAGCCCTTTGACGCGTCGTCAACGTCCCGGTCGACCCGGAGCTTGGTCCGCTTCTGGAAGAACATCCGGACCACCTGCGCGAAGTTCAGGATGCGGATCGGCGCTCCGTCCCCGTCGACGACGCCGACGAGCGTGAAATTCACGTCGCACACGAGCGGGGGGCGACGCTCGGCGAACCGCCCGTCTGGGAGCGTGACGTATACGGGCTCGTGGCACGATCGCAGCCGGTCCTCCGGTACGTCTAGATTTGCGAGGATCAGCGCCGGTGTCTTCTGGACCGCCGCGTAGTTGAGCTGGTCCCCTGTCCCGTCCTCCGCGTAGTCGACCGAGGTCGTGAACACGACGTTCGGCACGACCGCGCGCCGGAGCGAGACGATGAGCGCACGCACGACGCGCGCCAGCTCCGACTCGACGTCGAGGTCCGGGCGGACGAACGCGTACGCTGCGGAGAGCGTCGCCGACTCCCCCACGACAGGCACTCCGCCCGGATCGAGGTTCTGCACAACGACGTCGACCGCACCGCCGTCCGGGTCTCCCTCCGGCGTTAGGCAGTACGCGAGCGTGTCGGACACGACCTCAACGTTGGTCGCCTCTGCGCCCCCAAAAGTCACAATCATCGCTGGGCGGAACGCCCCCGCTGGCCCCATAGTTGGCGCGGGTGGGTGCTGTGCGAACCCGATCCCGACGAGTTCCACGACAGTGCCTCCGGCGGAGTGCCCGAACGCGGGAGATACGGAGGTAAGCGTCGGAACGGTCACGTCAGCAAACCGCCCGCGCTCTGGCGCCGCTGCGCTCAGCCTCAAGCTGCTCGAGCGCTCGGTAGACGCGCTCGAGCAGCTCGGAGTCAACGACGCGCGCGGCCTTTATCTCTGCGACGTCAGCCGCGATCTGGGCGATCTTGTCTTCGCTCGCAGCGGAGCGCGTGAGCGCCGCTGCGTGCGCAGACAAGGCGGTGGCGTGCGCGTTCATGTCGCGACGAACACCAGGTTGCGCACGGAGCATCTGGACGCCGATGGCGAGGAGACCAGCCGAATAGACTGCCGTACCCAACTTGCACGCAACGTCCCACGCGAACTCCCAGTTCATCGCGTTGGGTTCTCCGGAACGCGGGCGGGTCCGGGGGAGGGAGGGCACCCGAGCAAGACAAATGCCAAAGCTGCGAGGAGCACGTATCGCATGCGCGGACCTTAGCGTGCTCCAGCGATGGCGCGCCACACGAACTGCCCGACCGCCGCGCCGAGGGACGTTAGCGCCGCGCCGACGACGAGCCACACAAGGCGCGACAGCGTCTTCGTGCGCTTGCTCCAGTCGGCGTCGGACGACTTGATAGTCCCGTCGAGGTGCTGGAGCGTCGTGTCCAGCTTCTCGACTGCCGTACGCGTCTCCGCGTTCTCGCGCCGCGCCTCCTGTGCTTCGTGGAGCGCGACCTCGGCGCGCCAAGCAGCCGCTTCGGACCCGTGGTCGTCGTCTGCCGGCTTCCAGCCAGGGCGCCCTACGGACGGGCGCCAGGCGGGTGAACTTTCCCTAGGGTTCGGTGCTTCTCCCATAGATGCCCCGTATATCACGGACGGCCGAGGTCGTAGCCCATAAGCGCGCTAACGTTCGTCCAGAACCGGTCGCGGACCATCTCCGGCTTGGCGAACTTGTCAACCACGGGCCCGACGAACGGACGCGCGGGAATCCGGATCTGGAGCACGCCCGAGCCCTTGCCCCCACCCGGGCGGCCGAACGGGACGCCCGCCCTGCGGTACGCCGCCGCGAGGAAGCGACGCATCTTCGGGGTCATACGAACCGTGAAGCTCGCGCCGAACTCGTGTATCTCCGCGATGTTAGCACGGTCCTTCCCGCCCTTCACTCCGGCCCCGCGGCGGACACCAACGAAGACGACCCCGCCGGGCATCTTCACGACGCTGATCGAATTCCTGAGCGCTCCGGTAACGATGAGCGGCTTGGACCCGCCGAAGCCGCGGAACGCCCGGACGACGAGCGTCCCCTGCCCGAGCGGGGCGAACGGCTTGCCCGAGAGCGCGCCCCCGCTCGTAAGGTTCTGGACCATCTGCCGCCGTAGGAAGTGCGCCTCGCGCTCGACAGCGATTTGCTGCGCTCGTTCCCAGCGAGGTCCCATCGTTTCGACGATGCGTGCCGCCTTTTGCCAGTCCCCGATGAGTTTGATTTGGATCACTTCAGGCTTGTTTTATAGGTCTTTTCAAGAAAAAACGAGCGCGCACGAAAAAGCTCTTGCAAGTCGTGCAAGTCGTGCATATACTCAGGGTCATGAACCTCCGCGACATTTACAAGCCTCTCGCCTTCTCTTCGCAAATCAGCGTGTCTCTGGACTACATCCAGGATGAACTCGCGCACAACAATACCAACCTCACGCCGGCGTATCAGCGAGGGAGCGTCTGGACCCGCGCGCAACAAGAAGCGTTCATGGGCCATCTTCTCCAAGGCGGTGAAGTCCTTCCGCTCACCTTCCACCGCGTGCCGGACAGCGCGCACGCCGAGGTGCTCGACGGCAAGCAGCGTTTAGAGGCGGTCCTCGCGTGGCTCCGTGGCGAGGTCGGCGCGCGTCTCGATGACGGGCATGTCGTGTTTATCGGTGACCTCGAAAAGCGCCCGAACGGAGAGCCCGCTGGCCTCAACCGTGTGTACCTCATTTTCCGCTACGTAAACCTCCCCTGGCGCGAGCGCGTGGCGTACTACGTACGTCTCAACAGCGCCGGTACGCCGCACACGCCGGAGCAGATCGCCGCGGCGCTCGCCGTCGCCGGTGAAGAGCCCGCCCCCAAGAAGCCCGCCCGCTGCAAGTAGTCAGTTGGGCCCGTCGCGCCCAAGATATCGCATGCGATATCCGTTTCTGTTAATCACAGCAGCTTTGTTCGGCTGCGGGCCCACCGTCACGTATGAACCGCGGCCAGGAGAGCTCGCTCCCGCAGACGAACCGGAGGTTCTGGACTACTGCGAGCAAGGCACCGCGGGCGCGCCGTGCGCCCGCGAAGACGGCGTCGGCGTGTGCTTCACCGCGGGCGTGTGCTCTTTCCCGTGCGGCGACGTAGCGGACTGCCCTGAACCGTGGAAGCCGTGCCTGATCGTGTCTTGCGACGACGTCGACCTCCTCGACGTGAAGATCTGCCAGTACAGCCAAGAGACGCCCGGCTGTTAACCGGGCGCGCCTGTTAAACCGCGCGGGCGCTCGTCGAACACCATGAGCAGCAGGTTCCTTCGCCCGTCGAGACCAGCGCCCGCTGGTCCGACGCTCGTCGCGTAAAGCCCACCCTCGATGACGCGCACGAGCTGCGCAGGCCGGAGCGTTCGGCGCTCGAGCAGCCGCACGAGCCGGTCCCCCTTCCTGAAGAGCGCCTCCTGCGTCTCCGGGTCGACGAGGCCCAGACGCCGTAGATTGTCGTAATGCAGCACGAGCGTGACGCGCGTGTCCGGCGCGTCGCCCGCCTCCCGCTGGTTGCGCTGTCCCCACTGCACGAGCTCGACCTGAGCCAAAACGCGTACCGCGGGGAGGTAGCGCGGTTCGACGCCCGGCTTTCGCGTCCGAAACACGTCGTCGTAGTCCCCGGCCGCGCGGGCGCCGTCGAGGTCGACGCGCTCGACCTCCGCGACGAGGGGGTGTTGTAGTCGATTACCAGGCGGCACACCGCGGAGCGTACCACGCAGGCCGCCCAAGGAGGTACCTGTCGGGCGGTGACTTGCCGGCACACGGCTTGGAAAAACGGAACGAGAACAGGCAGAAGTGCGTCGGAAAGTCGGTGGTGATACGCGGGTTCGAGTCCCGCCCCCGGC